GGACAAGCCTTCATCCCGCATGGCCTTAGCTAAATCACGATCAATTTTTCTGCGCCCCTCCATCCCTGCTCGGCCTTTAGCAACCTTGTCCCTGGCGTTGTCGAGATCGGTTCCCCACCATAGGTGTTCTGGATTGCAGCATGGCGGATTGTCGCAAGTATGGCAGGCGCGCAGATCGTCCACACTTGGACCGCCTTTTGCCAAGGTTAGGGCAAAGCGGTGCGCTGAAACGGACTTTCCGTTAAACACCAAACGACCATATCCTTGCGGCATCCTTCTGCCCATAAAGGGCCATCACGCAGTTGGTCCGGCGGACATATCAACCCGCAACCAAAACCACTTCTCCGGGTTAGCGTGATGCTTTTCCCATCGAATAGCGTTTGCATGATCGGCTGTTATATTGTGCGCTCTAGCCATGTTCCCGCGCCCTTAGGCTTGCGATGCAGAGGGCAAGGGCGGGGGTGGATGCGCAGCCTTCGTTGCCACCAACGATTGCAGTCGTGATACCGTCCTCTGCGATATTCAGGATCGCGCGGGAACAACTCACCAACGTCATGGCAGCGTCAATGCTGGAACCATAATTTAGCGGCACTACAGTTTTTGGCTCTGGAACAATGCAATGCACCGCATCATTGAACGCCCGAAGTTCAGTTATCCCGGCGTCAGAACGGTTGCCGTTTAGGCGTTCAGCCCACTCCGCTAGTTCTAAGATACCCATGCCGCACCCCTCCTAATACGCTGAATTGATGTTATGTGGACCCCGTAGCGTTCGGCCAAGGCGCGGTTGCCGTCACTGGAATTGGCAATCTCAATAGCCTGGTCTTGCCGCAGTTTGGCTTTCGGGTTGCGTTCACCCTTGACCCAATTATTCTGACTGCCATTCCCCGCCGCAACGGCCTTTGCGCGTTCAGGGTCGCGTGCTGTCCAGTGCCGCCCGCGCCTCATCATATCATCAACATTGGTCTTGCTGTTGCCGATGTAGAGGTGGTCAGGATTGGCGCAAGTCGGGTTGTCACAGTGGTGGCAAAGCAGCGCGCCTTTAGGGATTGGGCCAACTAGAATTGACCAGATCGCGCGATGGTGAATGCAGATTGACCCATTGCGCCAAACTCGCCCGCGACCGCGTTCGTCAAGCGCGCCGGTCCACAGCCAGCAATCACCGCTGCGATCCAAGCGATCCAGAATGCGCCGATCAGGCCCTTCCGCCCGCTCTAGCTTGTCGATGATTGTCTGGGTCATGGGTTGCCTTTCTGGATTGGCCGATGCCATGCCTTGTTAAAATCAAGCACGGCAGCGTATGCGGTGACCCCAAACCCTGCGATCCCTTCTTGCAGGTTCTCGCCATAAAGGACGCACCACTGGTTGCCATCAATTGAGATAGACGGCTTCAGCAGCGAAACTAGGTTGTATTCATCACGCTCGACTATGATGCCCTCAGCCAACCTTTCGATGTAATCCCCATCCATCAAACATTCCTTCCATGAAACACCGGGCCATGTTCAACCATATACCGAACAGCAACCGCTACAGGGCCGGGGACGGTGTTGCCTTCCTTTTCCCAAACGCTGACCGTCTGAAAGCCCCACTTGCCCATGTTAAGGGCTGCTGCGAGTTCGTGCTGGGTCATGTCTAGGGCCTTGCGGGCGGCGCGGAGTTCAAGCGGGGTCATGCCCTGCACCCAATCTCGCACACCAAAACCAAATGTTCGCGCTCATCAATCATGTAATTGAGAATATGCCTTGCAGCATCGCGCGGGGTCCAATCGGGGCCAAGGCTGCTATCAATAACCCCCGTCAGCCAGTCCTCGGCATCTTGGATCACGTCGAGGCGCTTTGCATCAATCATTTTTGGCATCCTCCATCACATATATCTTGGCGGAAACGTCATAGCGAATTGATCCGACTAGTTTGCCGCGCTCTAGAAATTTGGCGATGTCCGCGCTTGCAACAGCGTTTGTGACCTCAAATTCGCGCACTATGTCAGCGCGGCGAATCTGCCCAAACTGGCGAAGCGTGGCAGCAATAAATTCCTGCCTGCGGTCTAAAAACCAGCGGCTCATGCTGCATCATCCTCGAAACCGCACTGCTCGTAAACAGTCAGAAACGGCTTTGGCGCGATGCCGTCTGCAAAAATACGGCGGCAGGAAGCCCCACGCGCGCCCATATTCTCCACCCAATCGCGGGCAAGCGTTCCGGCATGACCCTGATCGTCAGCGTGGAGAAGGAACCATTCGCCCTTAGCGTTCTCAACCGCGACGACGAACTTAACGCCTTGCGAGAGAAGGGCCCGACAAGCCAGCGGAGTGGCTTCGGTAATGGCGGAAGTGAGGGAAGAATGAAACATTCGCTTTCTCCTGCAAAGGCGGGGTCAATCCCCAACGCCCCTTTTAGGGATATGCGCTAAAGTGTCAAGCGCTAAATTCACCACACAAAGCCTGCACCTCGCCGCAAGTATCCATCGCAAGCAATGCGTCCCAAGCGACCTTTATGCCGCGATCCTCTAGCGCCAGTTCCAGATCGTAATAATCGAACGGGTGCAGCAGATCGGCAAGCGGTGTGTCGGGATCGGCGCGTAGGATTAGGGTTAGGGTCATGCTGCATTGCTCCGATTAAGCCAATCGCCCCATTGATCCGCCATTGCGTCAGCAATCCCTTGAAACGTCCGGCTGCGCTCTTTCCATCGGTTCGGCCCTGGCGGCATCCGATGAACGCGGGCTTCCCGACCTTCGACAAAGTTGGTGGGCTTTAGGCGCGGCAGGTTCTTAAGCCAAAGACAGGTCGCCTTGGTTTCCCCATGCCCGAATTGCCACGGTTGAATGATCTGGTCGGGCTTGCGGATTTTGCTCGATATGACGCTAACCGGGTTTTCCAGTGCAATGCATGGGATCGGCGCGGCCAGCAGGGCTTGCACGAAGTCGAGCGCCCGTTGCTGTCTGCCGTCTGCGATCTTTTCCGCAAAGTGCCGCGCGCCAGAGACTGCCAGATCGGTGCATGGCGGATGGGCAATCAGCAAATCCCAGCCATCGCCGAGCAATGGCATTGCATCGCCCTGGATATGCCACTGCGGATCACCCTCGGTCGGCAACAGATCGCAGGACCATGCATCGAACCCGCGCGCCCGGAAAGCATCCCGAACTGTTGCGCTGTATTCGCAGGCGACAAGAACCCTCACACCCCCACCCCATTCAAAACAGCCAGCGCCTTTGCAAAGCTGCCGTGCTGGCGGATCAGCGCCTCGGTGACATAGCCTGTCCGCCGTGTGGCGTAGGCTGGCTTGCGGTCGGCGCGTAGGACTATGGCCGTTGCGTTGGGGCGGGTCATGATGGTTCACCCTCAGGCAGCGGCGGGATAATCAGCGGTGCCCATTTCAGCGCGTGCGGATGATCGGTTGGCTTGCCGCTAAAGGTCACGTCCTCGCCATACCACCAGTAAGCAGCGGTTCCTGACTTTGAACGCGGGCTGAAACCGCAGACCATCACGCGCTCACTGTCTGGCGCTGTCTCGATTGGTTGCCACGAGTAGTTGGTATCAAAGCACGGCATCGAATTATCCGGCGGCGCTTGTTAGGCTTGACCCGCCGTTCCCTTGTGGATTGGTTAAACGGTGGGCGGCTCGTAGCCAATGATGTTGCAAATGCCCTCGATGAACTCATAAGCGTCCTCAATGATCTTATCGGTTTGATAGATCGTCTCGGCGCAAGTTATCCCGTGGCTGTTGATGAACGCGCGGCAGAATGATTCAAGATCGTCCATCACACCACCTCCTTCGGCGTTTCAGCCTTAACCCGCCGTTGGGCGCTGGCCTGCGAATACCGGACCTTCACGCCGCGTTCGTCGGGAATGAAGCAGTTCGAGCGGAGGGCGGTTAGGGTGTCAGCAACGGCCCAAAGGATTTTGCGGTCACTGGCCTGAACGGCTGTGATCTTTTCAATCCGGCGTGATGCAATCCAGCTTACCACACCACCCCCCACTACCGCGCCAGATACGGCGGCTGCGATCAGTTCAATCATTGTTCGATCCTTTCTGTCCAGCGCACACCATTGCGCGCCCCGTATTCGTAAATCAGTTCGATCAGCCCCGCGAATTGCGCCACCGTCAACGTGGACGAACGCAAGCCGACAGGAAATGCGCCTTCGTTTTCGAGCGTGGGCAGGAAGCGCATTTCAACGCCCAGCGCATTCAAGAATTGCAGCTTGATGTCGTCCAGCGCGCGGTTCCCCATTGGCGGCACTTGATTACGTAAATCCTGGAGCATCGGCCATAGCTTGCGGTTTTGGGCATCCCGCCGCGTTTCAGCGCCTAGCTTCATAACATGGCCTTGCGGTGCGTCCGCTATCAGCTTGGCCGCGTAGGCGCGCTGTGAGGGGCCTATGATCCTAACTGTTGGCATTGAGCATCCCCTCCGTTATTCCTGCGTCCCGATACTGCGCCGCCTTGTCGGCAAAGCACTTGTCCTCGCGCCCAGCCCCATGCAGCGCAACATGACATTCGGAGCGCATGGGCACCACGTATTCATGGTCACGCCGCCATCGCTGCAACGGGTGCCGGGTAAGCGGGTGATGCACGACTTCCGAAGTGCAGCCGCAACCGCAGGCGCATGGGTAGTTGTCCATCAGCCATATGTGGAACGCCCGTTCCTGCGCCGTTGGGATTGCGTTGTAACGAGGCTTCACGCGCCCAACTTTCCGCAGCTTCGGTTGCATCACACACTCTCCAAATAGGTGGCCGTCATATCGCCCCGGACGGCCACGGGTGAACGGGCTGGGGTGGCCCCGCGATCAATAAACGCAACGCATTGAAACAAAGGGAATATCGTCGTCCAGATCGTCCGGGTGAACCGTTTCCGCTTGTCGGCTGCTGCGCTGCGGCTCTTGCGGTGCATTAGTCCCGCCGCTGGGTGCGCCGTCTAGCATGGTTAGAACCGCGCTCGGCCCCTGCAAAACAATCTCGGTTGAGTAGCGGTCGCTGCCGTCCTTATCCTGCCATTTGCGGGTTGCCAGCTTGCCAGAGACAAATACCTTTGACCCCTTCCGCAGATATTGCGCCGCAACCTTAGCAAGGCCATCGCTAAATATGGCAACGCTAACCCATTCGGTTTTTTCCTGCCGTTCGCCATCCTTGCTTTTCCACTTTTCAGTGACGGCAAGGCGAAGGTTGCACACCTGCCCACCGTTTTGGAAGGTCCGAGTTTCAGGGTCGGCCCCAAGGTTTCCGATAAATTGGCATTGGTTCAACATTAGCCTGCTCCCATGTTTCCAGTTGCTTCATTCGCCAAGACAATCTGCCGTTCCTTTTCGGACAGCGATTCATGCTTTGCCGCGTATTCTTTGCCCAAAAATTCGTGGGCGGTTTCAGAGACGCGCTTGATGTGGTCCAGATCGACCGCGTTATCCTGCCAAGCGGCTTTGAGGTCTTCCAGCGTAACCGCGCGCAGAAACTCTTTCCGAATGCGCCCAGCCTTGCGCTGCAAGTCGGTTTCGTTCGCGCCGCTGTTCGCGCTAATCTCGGTCGTTACCTTGTCGGGATCGTCGCCGTCTCCGGTTGGGATCAAGAACTGCCCGCGCATGAATTGCTTCAAGGCGTAGGATTGTGCGGACCCTGCGGCCTGTGCGCCGTTGGCCTGGACCATTACGCTGCGCCGGATTGGCCCGATAAACGAACCGCCGATATGCCGCACGGTGAAGGCGAACCGGACGAACCACATAGCCATTGGCTTGCCGTCCTTTTTGGCAACGTCAACTAGTCGGCACTCTTGCTCGTCCTGCTCGATGTAAACCCCGGCCTCGGTGCAATGCGACCGAACGAAGGCGATAAAGTCGTCAATCGACGCATAGTTGTATTTGTCGAACTTGTTTTCGTTCCCCTTCGCAAGGGTGCCAAGCGAAGCCATCACTGCGATGATCCCCGCGTGAACATCGGCGGTCATCGCCTGATCTGCCTTAGTGTCAGTAACCATTGAAACTCACTCCTATCAATCGGGAAGGCGCGGCCAAAAAACCGGCGCGGGTCTACGCGGAAGCCGCGTGTCGAATTTGTCTGCGGGAACCATTCAGCGGCAAGTTTTTGGTCGCTAAGCAATTCCCAAGTTTCCGGGTCGCGGTCCCCATCCTCCATTGTAATTTCGATTGGAACCCAAGGCCCGCCGCCGTATAACCGGACCTTGTAAAAGCCTGGGTCAAGCCATTCGGTTGACAGCGCCGCCATTGTGACAGCCAGCCCGCCATCGGCATAAAGGGAACCATCGCGCGCCATGGCATCACTGGCACCTTTCCGAATACAGGTTATCCGCTTGGCACATTGCCTTGTCGGTCCCGATGATAAATGCGATGGTCAGCACCAGAGCGCAGGCGGCATAGAATAGGTTGCGTTTCATTTGCCGCGCGCCTCTTTTAGCTTGGCGACAACAAATTGAATGTCCGCGTCATTGTCAAAACAGCCTTCGCGGTATCGGCCTTCCGCGCCATCTCCTGAATCCCATTGGTCAGCAACCATTGCACAAATCTCCCGCGCTGTCTCAAGGTCAGGATCAACGGGCGGTTGCTCGTGCGCTTCGATGTAGCGGGCGAGGGCGTTAAGCGCTAGGTTATGGCCTAACCCAATCGCACCCTTAGTAATCTTAACGGAAAGTGTTCCGCCGCCTGCTGCATTCACCAATTCGCAGGCCCGTTCAATCGCCCAATCTGCTGGCATATCCTTATCCATCAAATATATTCCCATTCTGCGTTCAGTTCGTTCCAGCGATCCTCGCCCATATCGCGGCGGGCTTGTGCAATACGGCTATCAAGCTGGCCTTCGATTGCGCGGGAAACTTGCGCATTGATCGGCTGCGGCCAGTGAATTTCCGGCTGGCCTATTTCAGCCATGGCGCTTGCAAGGCAGGCGGCTTTGGTCCTTTCGCCTTTCATGCGTCACCATACTTTGCGCGGTCGCGCAGGGCATCGGCACGGTCGGCCAATACGTCGCACATCCGGTAGTAAGCTTTGTCAGCAGTGGCTTCGTAAGCGGCGCACCAATCGTCGGTGCCGGTTTCATCGAGATACTGCTCGATCAACGCCTCATGGCATTCGATGAAAAGTTCCTTGCTCATTGCGGCACCGCATGGTTGATGGCTTCACTCAAAGCCATGCCAGTTGGTAGGCGCACAACGTCGCTTTCGGCATTACACAACCAAGGCTCGCTCGCTTCTTCGTCCAGCAAAAACTCAAGATCAGCGGTTTCGCCATCAAGCGCCTCTTGTGCAGCCCGCATCCAATCAGCCTTGCTCGCGACATAGGTGCATCCGGGTTGCTGACCCAGCGGGGTTGCAAGAATGCGGCGGGCTTCGTCTGTGATTGAAAGTGCCATGTCGTTCGCTCCTTTGTTGAAGCCCACCTTAAACGACCGATTTGGCCCGTCAAGCGTTTATTTGCATAAATTAGCTATTGACGCCTTTTGTAAGCGCTCGTAACGTCCTGGATATGGAACAACTGACCCCCGCAATCGTCAAGGCGCGAGCAACCGCAGCGCATATGACCATCCGCCAGCTTATGCTTCATGCAGGGCTTCCTGAATCGACATTCTGGCGTTGGGAGACGGGAAAGGTTGACAAGCCTCACCCTGTCACGGTGCAGAAAATATCGGACGCGCTGGACGCAATCGAAAAGGAGCGGGAGTAATGACAAAGCAATACACATTGAAGCGCACATTCACCATTGACGACATCACGCCGGAGGAACTGGCGACCGAGTTTTTGTGCATGGACGGCGAACAGCAGGCCCGTTTCTTCAACGCGTTTAAGGCGGAAACGGACAAATGGCCCGGCGCTGGATGGTGCCAGCAATGCTGCGCTTTGTCCGAATTTCTGAACAATGACGGGATCGAAACTATTGGCAAGCTGGCTGAATGGGCGGCTGATCCATACCGTAAACCGGAGTTGACCCAATGACCAACCTAACCACCGGCCTAATCGTGATCGCCGTTGTATTCGTTCCGCTGGCTGTGATGGTCTATTTCGTTGTGACCGCGCCGCTTGGCTACGAGGATAGCGAAGGCTGGCACGCTGGCGAACCACCCGAACATTCCGACGATAGCAACTTGGGGATTTGACATGGCTGATTGGCAAGTAGGCGATCTGGCGCTTTGCGTAAGCATGACTCCTCGTGGTCTACACGTTTTTAAGGGGCTTAGCCGCTTGCGAGCTGGTGGCGTTTATTCGGTGCAGCGTGCTTACGTTGGAGAAGATGGCTCTACGGGCCTTGTTTTTTCCGAAGTGCGGTCTGATGCTCCTTCGGGTGGCTATTGGTCGGGCCGTTTTCGCCGCATCCCCCCTCTTGCCGACATTGAAGGCTTCGAGGAACCCCGCCGCATTCCCGTAAAGGAAAAAGCATGACCCCCATCATCAACACCGCACACCGCGCCCACACCCGTCACGATGCAACAGGCCGTAAGCCTGCACAGCCTGCGAATGATGGACGTTGGCCATTTCGGCACATGCAAGATCCGCGCGAGGAACGTAAGTGAGTTGGTATACGCAAGCCAAGGCTGTCATTGATGCCTTAGACCAGACGCTTCCTGCCGATCTGTCAATATCGGAACGGCGCAAGGCGGTGAAGGATGCTTACCCTTTCGGAATGCGTCAATACTACCCTTACAAAATGTGGTGCAAGGCGCAGCGCGAATACCTTGCCCGCTATCTAACGCCTGAAAACGATCCAAAGCAAGCCGCTTGGAAACATGCAATGGAAGCGCGCGGATTTACCTTTACAAAAGGAGCCACCCCATGACCCCCATCATCAACACCGCACACCGCACCCACACCCGCCACGATGCAACAGGCCGTAAGCCTGCACAGCCTGCGAATGACGTGTGGCCGTTCCGTTTCTTTTCTGACCCGCGTGAGGTGAAGCCATGAGCGACGCATACGCAAAGTTTCTCGCAGCCAAAGCTATCAGCGATCCAATGACGGGCCTTTCGTCCATCCCTGAATTGCCTGCCTGCCTTTTCCCTCATCAGCGCGATATCACCACATGGGCCTTGCGCCGTGGCCGTGCTGCATTGTTCGCGGGGACCGGGCTGGGCAAGAGCCTGATGGAATTGTCATGGGCGCAGGCTGTCACGCAAGAAACCGGGAAAGACATTCTGCACCTTGCCCCGTTGGCGGTGTCCGCACAGATGGCCCGCGAGGCTGACAAGTTCGGGATTGTGGCGCGAGTGGTTGCAAAGCAATCTGACTGCGAACCCGGCACGAATATCACGAATTATCAAAAGCTGGATCACTTTGACCTTAGCCAATTTGGCGGGGTTATCCTAGACGAAAGCAGCATCCTTAAATCGACCGATGGGCATTACCGGACAAAGCTGATTGAGGCTTGCCAGCAGATACCGTTTCGGCTGGCCGCAACTGCCACCCCCGCTCCAAACGACTTCATGGAATTAGGCAACCATGCCGAGTTCCTGGGCATCATGAAATACACCGATATGCTGGCGACGTTCTTTACCCATGACGGCGGCGATACCGCTAAATGGCGATTGAAGGGCCATGCTGAAAACGAGTTCTGGAAGTGGATGGCGAGCTGGGCGGTTATGCTGCGCAAGCCGAGCGACCTTGGCTACTCGAATGAAGGGTATGACTTGCCGCCGCTGCAATTCGTGCAACATATGGTTTCGGTCGATTACGCTCCAAATATCGAAACGGGGATGCTTTTCCCGATGCAAGCGGAAACTCTGCAAGAGCGTATTTCAGCGCGGAGGGCAACGGTTGCGGATCGGTGTGAATTGGCCGCAAGTGTCACCCCTACTGACAAGCCGTTCGTATGGTGGTGCAATCTCAATGCCGAGAGTGAATTGCTGACAAAGCTGATCCCCGGCGCGGTGGAAACCAAGGGCAGCGATTCCGATGACGTGAAAGAACGCAAACTGCGTGACTTTTCAGAAGGCCGGACGCGCGTTCTTGTGACCAAGGCTGGCGTAGCTGGTTTCGGCATGAATTGGCAACACTGCGCCGATACGGGCTTTGTTGGGCTAAACGACAGCTTTGAGCAGTTTTACCAAGCCGTCCGGCGTTTCTGGCGCTTTGGGCAAACCAAGCCCGTCAACTGCCATATCATCGCCAGCGAATTGGAAGGGGCCACCGTTTCCAATATCCGGCGCAAGGAGGCCGATGCAGACCGCATGGCCGCTGCGATGGTGTTGCATATGGCTAACCTATCTAGCGAAGCCGTGCGCGGCCAAGTGCGGGACGTTCCCGATTACAACCCAACCCAACCTATCCAACTTCCCTCTTTTCTGGAGCAAGCCGCATGACCATCAATTGTGTCGATCAGGTCATTACCGATGACTATGCCATTTACCAAGGCGATAGCTGCGACGTTATCCGCGAGATCCCCGGCGACAGCATCGGGTTCGGCATTCACTCTCCGCCATTCGAGGGCCTCTATAAGTTCAGCAATTATGATCGGGACATCTCGAACAATGACGGCCCGCAATTCTGGGAGCATTACGCCTTCCTGATTAGCGAACTGCTACGGATTACCAAACCGGGACGGCTTCACGCAGTTCACGTCATGCAGTTGCCGACTAGCAAAACGCGCCATGGCTTTATCGGGATGCGCGACTTCCGGGGCGAAGTGATCCGCGCTTATCAGGACGCGGGATGGATATTCCATAGCGAAATTTGCATTTGGAAAGACCCCGTAGTCGCTCAGCAGCGCACCAAGTCGATCCGGCTGCTGCACAAGCAGATTGTGAAAGACAGCACCGTCAGCGGCCAGGGGCTGGCCGATTACATTGTCACGTTCCGCAAGCCGGGTGAGAACGAATTGGCCGACCGCGTATCGGGCATGTTTGAAGAATACCACGGCAGCGATGAACCGATGAGCATTGCCGACCGAGTGAAAGGTGGCAAGTCCCTTTCGGACGCAGAGAAGTGGTATTCAATCGAGATATGGCAGCGTTACGCTTCGCCTGTTTGGATGGATATTAACCAAACCCGAACCCTGCAATATCGCGGCGGGCGTGACGAAAAGGACGAGGTGCATATCTCGCCATTGCAACTTGACGTGATCGAGCGTTGCATCGACCTTTGGAGCAATCCCGGCGATACGGTTTTTACCCCGTTTCTAGGCATTGGCAGCGAGGTTTATTGCGCCGTTGAAATGGGCCGCAAGGGCATCGGTTGCGAATTGAAGCCGTCCTATTTTGCGCAGGCAGTCAAGAATATCGCTGAACTGGAAAAGCGTCAGGACGGACTGTTTGCCGCATGAAATACCGCGCCTATTTGAAACCACATGAAGCCGAACTGATCGAAGCGGTTGACTTTCATTTACGGGCAGCAACGGAAACGGCGCAATACACCCGTAAGCTGATTATGGACCGATGCCGACACCGCGCCAGAAAGGACAAAACAGCATGATCCCCACCCCCCTATCCCCATGGCAGCTACTACTATACCGATTGACGTTGCCCCTGCGGCTAAAGCGTCAAGCCATTATCCGGCAGGCCCGTAGTGCAGCGGCAGTGCGTGGTTGGCAGACACAAAAACAGCAGGCGCGTCATGCCCGGTAAGATAGATGACGCGAAGGCTGCGGAACTTTACCAAGCTGGCTACAGCACTTCGGAACTTGCTGGCATGTTCAACGTTATCCGCCCGTCAATCGTTCGCGCGCTGCATCGCCAAGGGGTGCCAATCCGCCGTGTTGTCGGGAGGCGTATATCACTGAGCAGGCCAGTTTCGGAAGGTCAGTTGCGCCGCCATGCAGAGGTTATCAACGGGTTGTGGGTGGCCCCCACCCTCAACCGTGAACCATGCTTCAAATGCGGCGTTCGCGGTGATGTAGGGTGCAAGTGCAAATGACCGCGCTATCGAAACAAGAATACGACCGTATTCAGAACAAGCAGCGCAACTTGCCCAGCCAACTTGCCCGCGCCCGTCATAGGGTCTTGCAGCTTGAAAGCGAGTGCATCCGCTATGGCCGTAAAGACCTGCTAACCGACCCCGTTCATGCCGACCGGGCATTTGAACGCGCGTTTCGGGAAGCCAAGGCATTTAACACGGAGCCGAAAGAATGAACGCCCTACACAAGATTGCCGAGTTTGTGAAAGCCCTTGCCGATGAGGTAGAAAAGGGTGAGGTTGTCGCCAGCGATGACCTACGCCTAGCAGCGCGGCGGCTGGTTGTTAGGGCCGATGATATGGACGCGGGGCTGTGATTACGTTGCCGTTCCCTGACAAGGCCCTATGGCCGAACGGGCGGGCACATTGGGCAACCAAGTCACGCGCCTTCGTAAAGCACAAGGCTTGGGCCTATCACGCGACCAAGGCCGTCATGCCGCGCTGCTTTAAACACAACGGCGAGCCAATCCAGTTGCGCTACACGATCACCCCAAAAACGGCACACAAGATCGACCGGGACAATTGCGTCGCGGCGATGAAGGCGTATCAAGACGGCATCGCCAAAGCCCTTGGGATTGACGATAGCGCCTTTGCCGTTCCAACCATTGAATTTGCCGCACCGCGTAAGCCTGGCGGAGTTGAGGTGTCATTATGAAACGAGCAGCCCCACCGATATTCCCGTTTCCCGATCACCGGCACGTTGATCTTCGCCACCTTCGGAGCGTTGGCGGTCCGCAGGTCATGTCCGGCTGGTGGCCCCGTAAGGCTAAGGCATGGGACGTTGTGGAATATGACATGGCGGGACGCAAACTGTGAGCCTTGCAAAGATCGCTGGTTAATGTATGTTACCGGCCAGATAGCGGTGTCGGGCCGCTAGTCCGCTTACGTGGCAAGCCTTGGAGGGCCAACCGGATGTTTCATTATATAAACCAAGATAGATTCTGGGCAAAGGTCAATATAGGGCCTACCAATCAATGTTGGCCTTGGCTGGGCATGACAATGAGCAGCCGAAAAAGATATGGGCGCTTCAAGGTCAACAACGTTCGCGAAGGTGCCCATAGGGTATCATTGGCTTTGAAATTAGGCCGCGATCTGGCGCAGGGTAAATGGGCCTTACACACATGCGACAACCCTATTTGCGTAAATCCACTTCATTTATACGAGGGGGATAGGGCAGACAACGAGCTAGATAAGGTGGAGCGCGGGCGGCAGCCTGGGGCGAGGTTAGACCAAATATCTGCGCTCGCCATAATGTCAGACGATAGGCCGCAGGGTGAAATTGCGACACACTACGGAATATCTCAATCATCCGTTTCGGATATAAAGACTGGAAGGTCGTGGGCCGCTCTTGTGAAGGTTGCGCGCCCATGTCTGATTTAGCAAAACCCGATCCGAATGGCAAGGCGCAAGATGCGTTTGCCGCTTATGCCGCGTTACAAATGGCACAGCGCGCCGATCCGGCATTATCCGAAAACCCAAATTTCCGAGCGTTGCTAGATAGCGCCTATGCGCGTTTCTTGATCCTTTTCGGGAAGCCGTTCTGATGGCTGCGATTCAAAACGTAGAGGCCGAAGCGGCCTTGCTCGGCGCGCTGTTGCAAAGCAGCGACCTGATCGACATGGCGGCGGACGGCTTGTCCATTGATGACTTTTACGAGCCGGTGCATGGCCGTATTTTTGAGGCTATCGTGCGCGAAGGTGCATTGGGTAAGCGGGTAACGCCCGTCACCCTAAAACCCTACTTTGAACAGGACGAGGCTTTAGCCCAACTTGGCGGCGTAGGGTATCTTGCGCGCCTCACTGCGGACGGGCAAGGCTTGCTGGCAACCCGAACCCTGATCGAGCAGGTTGCAGACCTTGCCAAGCGCAGGCGAATGCACGTTGGCCTATCTGTTGCGGCAGAGGCTTGCAGCGATATGACTGTGACCCATGGCGAAATTGTTTCCCATGCGGATGCTGCCATGAATGAAGGCGGGAAGGATATGATCCACCAGCCGACCGGCGCAGAGTGCTTTGATGAACTGCTAGCAGGCTTCAACGAGCGCGGCCTAGGCGTGACCTGCGGCAATATTCCAGTGCTGGACCGCCTGCTAGGCGAAATGCGCCCTAAGCAGCTTGTGATAGGCGCAGGGCGTCCCGGTATGGGCAAGACAGCCCTAGCCTTGTCCTATGCCCTAGGCGCGGCACAGCAGGGCCACGGGGTGCTATTCGTAAGCCTGGAAATGTCGAGCAGGGAACTAGCGGCCCGTATGGCGGCTGACTTGTGCTTTGATGAGCAAAAGGGCGTTCCCTACAATTTCATTCGTGACGGGCAGTTGACCGAATGGCAGTTGAACCGCGTTCTGGACGCGCAAGCCTACATGGCTGGGTTGCCGTTCAACGTGGTTGACGCTGGAAGCCTGACAACGGGAAGGCTTAATATGCTGATCCGCCGCCACGCGCGCCGCATGAAGGCCAATGGGCAGAAGTTGGAACTGGTCGTGATTGACTATCTGCAATTGCTGCACCCTGATAAGCGCCATAACAAGTATGAGGACGTTTCCGAAGTCTCGATGGCATTGAAGGCCATGGCGAAGGACCACAGCGTTGCGGTTTTTGCCTTGGCTCAGCTTAGCCGAACAGTCGAAACCCGGCCTGACAAGCGCCCGATCCTTTCGGACCTACGGGACAGCGGGCAAATCGAGCAGGACGCGGACGCGGTGCTATTTTTGCTGCGCCCTGAATATTACATTCGGCAAGAGGAAAACCCTGATCCAGCAACGCTTGAGCAGGTCAAAAACAAGATTGAATTTATTCTGGCAAAGCGCCGCAACGGGGTGACAGGCAATGCTGTGGGGAATTTCCACGGGGCCTATCAAGCGGTGCGCGGATAATGAGCAAGGGCCTCACCCTCGAACAAATGGAGTTCCTGCTTAGCAAGGGGCTTTCAGGCGAAGACATGGTTGCTTTTGGAAAACTGCCATCACCTGCTGACTTAGTATCTGCGGGCGCTACGCGTTCAAGGGCCTACCGCGCACGCCGCAATCTTTCCGATGCAGACTGGGCCAGCCTGACCAAGCAAGTGACCGAACGGGACGGATGGGTTTGCACGTATTGCGATTGCGACACAAGTTTGGAGCAGAACGGATATGCTATTGACCATATTCTAGCAATTTCTCGGGGTGGGACAAATCACATTGATAATCTGACAATGGCTTGCCGATCCTGTAATTCCAGCAAGCAGGACAAATTGGTCGACGATGAATGGACTCCCCCAAATTGCGATTTTGCCAGATGGAACGAGGGGGGTGTTACACAATGACAACGTCAGAACTGATGAGGGCAATGGCAGACGCTGGGGCGCCTTTTGAAGCCATCCTTATAGCGATCCAAGCGCTTGACGCGAAGGACGCAGCGATTGCGGCCAAGGATCGGGAGCAGACCGAAAAACGCGCTAAAGACGCCGAGCGCAAACGGCAGGCCCGATCTGAACGCGGGGCGTTTCGCAGGCGTCCACGGAATATCCAAGGACAGTCCAAGGATTGTCCAATGGACCCCCCTATAGAAGATCATACCCCCCTTGTTTCATCTAACGATGAAACTAGCCCTGCCCGAAAATCGAAAACCAAACCCCCAGCCAAGCCCGATTTC